TATAAGACGACAGGAGTTTGAACAAAATGCCCCAGTCTGATATGCTAAGGATGTTACCCCAGTCACCCGGCTGGTTTATTTACAAGGAAATGATTGAAAAAAAGATACAAGATGCTTACGATATAATAAAATTAAAACAATTAGTTGACCAAGAGTCAGTATCTAGGCATAATGTAAGTATAGGTAAGATACAGGCATGGCAAGAAATGCTTGATATTGCTGAACCAAAGTAGTATTACTACTTAACCGCCTTTACTCCGTAAGGAAAGGGCCAATAATTTAACCAATCCGCTAGACGGGACATTGGAGGAGATATATGTCAGAAGAAGAGGTGCAAGCAGAAGAGGTCGAAGAATTAGAAGAGACCTCTGACGAGGAACTATGGGATCAGGAATCCGAAGAAGCTGAAAAAGAATCAACTGAAGAGGACACACCTCAAGAAGAGGAATCTGAGGCAGAAGAGGAAGAGGAAGAAGCTGAAGAAGAAGAATCTGAACCAGAGCATAACTATGAGGCTCGTTACAAAGACTTAGAGAAGGAGTTTCATAAAAGGAATGAAGAGTCAGCCAGACTGAGAGACGACATCAACGAGTTAAGACTCAGGGATGTTGAACGTGAGCAAACATTAGGAAGAGTGAAGCAAGGCCTTTCGGAAACGGAAGCACCCCCTGCTGATCCAGCCAATGCAGACTCCTTCTTTGACAAGGCAGACAAAGAAACTATGGAAGAGTTCTCTGAACTTTCTTCTACGTTCCGTAAGATGATCCAACACGAAATGGCTATGCAGGGTACTACCATGCAACAAGCTACAGTGCAGGCTCAGGAGCGTCTAAAGTATTTAGAAGATCAGAACAAGGAGAGCAACTATCAGCAGTTCCTAAGTTACCATGAAAAGTACATGGTAGATAACGTAGGAGAAGACTACAGAGATATAGACAAAGACCCTGACTTTCAGGCGTTTGTTTTAGGTAGTCCTGCAATGACAAAGATGATGACTGAGTCAACAGACCCAGTAGATCATTCTTCCGTAATGGAACTATTCCTTTCAACCCAATCGGGTCAGGATGCATGGCGACCCTCTGAAGAACCAGAGAAAGCAGTTCCCAAGGCGAGCACAAAGCGACAGGCTAAAAGGGCGGCAGCAACAGGACTTTTAGGTAACTCCGCACCCGTTAAAACTAGAAATACGGACAATATGTCCGATGAAGAACTATGGGAGGTAATTCCCGACTAACAATAAGATAGGAGTAAATTATGGCAGCTTATGGCGGAACATCAACGATTTCAGGATCAGCATACGGCGATCTGAGTAAAAATGATGCTTTTACTATACAGAAGAAGATGTTACCAATTGCAAAGCGATTGCTAACATTTGCGAAATTCGCACAAAAAGAAACAAAACCACAGAAGACGGGTCTTGAGATTCGGCATCGCAGATATGAGCGGTTCCCAGTCGTTGACACCCCAATGGCAGAAGGCGTAACTCCAGACTTTGTAAGTCTTGAGCATACTACGTTAAAGCACACACTCAAGCAGTATGGTTCTTATGTGAACACCACTGACGTAATGTTAGCGGCTTCCACAGATCCAGTCTTGAAGGTGATCTCTGAAAGGCAAGCTCAACAAGCAGGTGAGACAGTCGATTTCCTTAGTTATAAGGCTTTTCGTGCTGGAACACAGGTAAAGTATGTTGGAACAAGTGCATCTGCACGTTCGGACGTTGACTTTCATATTGGTGGAGCAGTAACTTCACTTAATAGCCCCGGAGCTAATGCTGTACTAGGCCCAATCCAAACAGCAATTCGTACTCTAGAGAACAACGATGCAAAGAAGCTCAAAAATAAGCTGAAGGCTTCCGTTGGTGTCGCTACAGAGCCGATCCGTGAATCATTCATTGCAATTTGCCATCCTGACTTACGTCAAGATATTCAGGCACTTCCGGGCTTCGTAGCCGTTGAGAAGTATTCTGATCAAGGTGATGCAATCGAAGGTGAGATTGGTGGCGTAGAAGGTGTACGTTTCATTACTACAACTCAGGCAACTCCATTTAAAGATGCAGGTGACACCAACGGTGTTGCAAACTGTGTATCTACAGGTGGTGTAAGTGCTGACGTGTATCCTGTCCTTATTCTGGCAGAAGACGCAATCGGTTGTGCAACATTAGGTGGAATGGATTCACTCCGTTCTAAGGTTGTTATGCCTAAACCCGGCCCCGGTGATCCACTAGGACAGCGTGGTACAGTAGCATGGGATACATTCTACTCATGTATCATTTTACAAGATTTGTATATGTATAGACTAGAAGTAGCCTGTACTAAACTTTCTTAGTAAACAATAACCCCTTCTAATGGGAGGGGTTTACACATTTAATTAAAGGACATTTATGGACTCTTTGAAAACAAGAATCACTAATGTTCCTCAAATGTCTGGCAGAAAGTCAGTCGCTTTAGGAACTAATACATCTGCCGCAACTCATGCCGCAGTTAGTAATATATTGATACCTTGGGGAGCAATTGTTATTGATACCCCAGTTATTGTAACAACTGCATTCAACGCAGGTACTTCTTCATTTGTTGAGACAGGTACAGTAGGTACATTAGCTCAGGCTGATGCATCCTCCGCAACTGCTGATCCTAACGGATTCATGGCAGGAGCCGTAGCTACCGCAAGCATAAAGACTGTAGGTAAGTATCTTAGTTGTCGTGGTGGTACAGAATCACTTGGCGGAGCACTTCTAGGAACAAAGCCATCCTATACAACAAGCCAAACCTATTCATCATCAGGTGAGAAGGTTGTTCCAGTAGTTCTTCAATGGACACATGCTGGTACAGTTCCTTCAACTGGAGTTTTGATCTGGTGGGTTGAATACATCTATGATCCAAACATCGTTTGGACTCAAGACGCACTAGCTTAATAGTGTAATTCAGTAGTGGGTGGCGTAGTGTCACCCACATTCTTATAACGGAGATATAAAGGAATACTATGTCAATAGCAGGAGGATTGTTACCTAGCCAAGGATTACCTAACCAGAAGAGACATGAAGGTTATGCACCTGCAGGCGAAGGTAAGTTTGTCGTTTTACCTAACGGTATGAAAATGGCGGCAGAATATAAAAAAGGGGATACAGTACCAGAAGGATTTGCTGTAATAAACATAGAATATGGACATGACAACACAGAGATGGGACCAGTACCTGTAACACATGGTGACTGGACTATCGTTATACCGAGGGGTACCAATAGAATTGTACCACTCCAACACATGAACATACTGAATGATGCTGTATCAACCGACTATTTTCAACGTGACCTCTCTCAAGGTCTTACCGCTCGCTCTAACAGAAGATTCAACTTTAGAGTAATCAAGTGGCCTAAAACCGGAAAGAAGGCAGGAGCAGAGTTTGATGGCTCCTCTGAGGGAATTACAAAGGAAGACGTAGAAGATGCAATAGAACGTCATGAGGTGATTGACCTTGATCAAAATTAATGAACCAAAAACAAATACGGGAACGTGTTGAAGTTGCTTTACAAGACTCAGCAAATAAACACTGGACTGATGGCGAAATAAATACCTATATAAATGATGCCCTAAACGAATTTACAAGGCGTGTCCGTTATCCACAGGTAGAAGGCTATGCGACTAATGGATCGTCTGGAACCACTATAGGAGAAGCTACCAAGACAGGTACCCTCTCTACAGATAATAAGACAGCAACTATAACATTCGATACTGTACATGGATACGCAGACGATGATGCTATTTATGTTGTCGATGGTGCTCCTAGTCAGTACACTGGTACATTCATTGTTTCTGTTCCATCTACAACTACTATAACGTACACGGTAACCACTGCAGGAAGTATAACAGACTCCAGTGTTTCTGTATTTAGAGTAGGCCCAATATTTACAATCCCCACTACAATTGCAGAGATAGTCTCAGTCAGCCTTGATGGTAGAGAACTAGCTATCTTTACTGAGTCAGAGCTAAATGCTGCGGCTAGTAGCAATGGTAACAGGCACTTTATGCTTGAGTCCTCTATGGGACTACATCCTAGTGCTTTTTCTTCAATGGTAACAAGTACAGACAATACACCTAGATGGCGTGAACAAAGCGGTCCAATAGAAGGTGTTATCTTCAACAACAGGACATCTACTACATTCAGGATATACCCACTCCCAAAGGCAACTAACGACCTGTACAGAGACAAGGATGCAAGTGTTAAGGTATTTCAGTCTCTAAAGGTAAGAGGTGTACCCCTAGACATATCCCTAGCAACAGACACAACAAGTCCAAAGGTAGCACCGTACTGGCATGAAAGTCTAGTATGGGGAGCACTAGAACGTGCATACTTAAAGGAATCTCAACAACGTAACTCAGAAAAATCAGGATTTT